CCCCTTGGCGCTGGCCGATCCCCGACCGATGAGCTTGGAAGAAAACGCCGCATGACACAGTTTATTTTACGTCTCCCTTTAGCTTTTAATATAATGAAGATAGATAAACGGCTACCGTCCGAATGGATTGGGTAGCCGTTTTCATCTTTAGGTGGTTTTAGGAGAGAAATTTTCTCGTACATTCTGCATATCTCGGAGAATACTCTGATCTAATACTTTTGCGTACCGTTGTGTCATTTTCGTATTGGTATGACCGAGCATCTTAGATACATTTTCCAATGAAACATTGTTAGCTAGCGTAACGACAGTCGAAAAAGTATGACGCCCTGTATGAGTGGTCAGGTTCTTCTTAATTCCGCAGAAATCAGCTATTTCCTTTAAATAACTGTTTGCCTTTTGGTTGCATGGAACGGGTAATAATGTACCTTTCTTTTCGCAAAGCGGATAGCCCTTGTATTTATCCAATATAGCTAACGGAATATCCAAGAGTGGAATGTTACACATGATTTTTGTCTTTTGGCGAGCCTTTCTTATCCAGATGTTACCTTTATTATCTGTTACCAAATGTTCAGGCTTCAATTCGGATACATCTATGAACGCTAATCCAGTCCAACACTGAAATAAGAAAATATCACGTACCAACTCCAAACGTGGCACATTGAAAACTTTAGTCCGTAAAATTTCTAATTCTTCTTTGGTTAGAAACTCCTTATGTACTTCCTGCTCATGAAAATGGATATTCATAAACGGATTTTTATCTATCCAGTCATTTGCAAGAGCCCTATTAGTAATCTTCTTGACTACTTTCATGTAACGGATAACTGTATTTTCTTGCAGATTCTTTTTTGATTTCAAGAAATGAATATAATCCTGAATGATGGCATTATTTATTTCTTTCATCGGAATATCCTTTAGATGATACTGTTTTAGAAGCATTTCTTTAAAATACTTCAAGCATGTATCAAAACGGGAGATAGTGACCTTTGCATAATCCTTGCCTATCAGTTCCCTGCATTTGTCGTTATGTTCTTGAAATACTTCAAAGAACATCTTATGCTTTTCATCCAGTCCGAGAAAACGTCTCTTAATCTCCATTGGGTTAATAAGTTTGTTTTCATCTTCTAAAGTCCGATGAATCTCATACAAGCGTAATTTTATCGATTCCAAATAACGGTTTACTTCTACTGATTTAGAATCTTTGCCTGTACACCGTTCTTTGGCTTGCGACCAAAGTTCAGGCTTAACGGTTCGTTTTAGCTGCATTTCAGCTAATTGACCTTGAATAGTTATCCGCAACATGATAGGTGTTTCTCCTGATTTTACTGTTCTTGTTTTGCGGATGAAGAACAGTACGTTGAAAGTCTGTCGTTTCATACTCTAAAAATTAATGTTTAAAGTTACTGAATCGTGCAGAATAGCTAGAATCAAACGATAAGACAATCAACGACTTATAATGCAATTCGTGGACATTTTTTTCGAGACTAAAATTGTCCACGATTTAGCACTACGGAAGTGCGTAATTCTGCCAAAAATATGCGGATTAGGAGAAAAATAAAATCCCTGAAATGTTTAATTTTCAGGGATTTACCAAAATTGAAGTCTTTTAAAAGTGGTGCCACCAGGAATCGAACCTTTTGCTTCGGTTTATTCTAACTCCTTGAATGACTGCACATTTATTACTTTATCTTTTATGAAAGCCATTGAATTAGCATCACACTAAATTCATCGCTTTTCTTGACTAATCTTGTAATCTTTATCTCTTTGACGTTGCAAAGATAAACAAAAGGTTCGATTTCTGCAAACTAATGCATATTTTTTTGCCTGTTTTTTGTCAACGATGCTGTTTATATCTATAGTCTCTGCCTACAGTGTCATTGAAACAGTAATTTGTATCTGATGTAAATAAAGACATTGTGTTTCCGTATACGCTTTATTAATAATCAAGTACTTATTAGATTTTTTCTTTATTTCCTATACTTCTTGCATTATTTGTACTCCTATTCTATTACTGATAGCCGTTTCTACGGCATCGTAAATTTCAGTTTTCGTTGTCTCTATTGATACGATAAGTGAATATTTGATAACATTATCAACATTAGCTAATTTCCTTTCTTTCCACCATCCTTGACCTGGATAAACAATTATCTGCCCACAAGAAGCCAATTCAGCGGCCGTACATTCAATCCAGTCAGATTGTACAGTACCTTGTTCTCTACGTTGTTGTTTGATGGTCCATCTGTTAGTATCATTGTCAGTTTTCTTTTCTCCTTCACTTCTATTTCTTCTGCAAAGAAACTCTTCCATACTCTCGCTTGCACTTTTCAAGTCGAAATGCAGCGTAGCAGATGGATAACGATACTTGTTGCTTCTTCCTGCATATCCAGGAGACGGCTTTACATAATAAGATAGTGTGATTTTTATTTTTACATTTTCTTCTCCCATTTGTTCCAGCACCTCTGTTGGCCAAGGCAAATCATAAAAGTGCAATTGATTATAGGTGTTTGAACCATCTTTTTCCCAATAGGGTATTAACTCATTTTCAAATATAAACGTTGCATATTTTTCATTACTGAATAAGGCCGTCTCTTCATCAGGAACG